TTTGGTCTTAAGTCTGAGTTCTCCTTGTTCATAAAGAAAAGAGTTCCATCTACATAGTCATCATTAATATATAGTATAGCAGCATATCTAATTGAGGGGTCAGTATGTTGATCTGTATGTGATTTTAATTGAACACCTTCTTGCATTCTTTGTAATGTAGCAAAGCCAGTTAATTCTAAGTCTGAATTATTTATTGAAATTAGTTTATGCATTCTATCTTGTAGTTGATGAGAGACTGGGCTATGCCCTATGTCAAGATTTTTATCATCCCAATCTTTCGTAATTTCATACTTACCCTCGGCAACTAAATTTTCTACATCATCTCTACCAAATTTTTCCATACAAAATCTTTTAAGACTTTCTCTATACGCCTTAAACCAAGTTTCATTTGGTGTTGTTTCAATAATGTCAAGCATCATTTTTAATTCATCTTTAGATGCAAAGTTGCGGACAATAAGAACTTCTCCCAGAACCCGCTCTGTCTCAAATCCTTTATCTTTAAGTTCTTTTTCTAAAAATAACATATTAATTTTCCACCTTGTATTGATTACCCTCTTGATCTATTTTATATCCTTTTTTCAATAATTCTTGCCATTCTGCTCTTTCAACTTCTTGCTTTGCTCTTGTCTCTTTCATTTCTTCTGCCCAAGCATCTCTTAGTTCTTGTGGGTATGCATCTTCTTCACGATCATCCCAAAAAGAACCGATTGTATATCTGGTTCCGCTTTGTATTAAGGTTACTTCATGCATATTGTTAAATCCCCCGTCAAAGGCAGCAAGCATTCCCACTTTAGGCTTTATGGTTATTTGTTGATCTGGAAAATTTAAAAGTCCACCCTCAAAAGTATCATTTAAATATAAAAATGCAGCATATCTACTTCTAGTAAATGCTCCAGAATGTCCATGCTCATCAGTATTATCAGAATGTTTCCTAGCATAAGCACCTGGCTCCCACTTCTGAGTATGATACCCAATTTGAGAAATTATTTTTGGATCTAAATCATGAACGCTTGCAACGGCATTTATAATTCCATTTTTAATTTGTGTAAAAATATCAGCAGGTAATCCTTCAGCAATTACATGCTCATCATTATCTTGTGGCAAAACAGAAGAATAAGATTCATAAAAAGATATAGGCATCCAGTTAATAGTCCCAAGTTCTGCATGCTTGTCTAAAACCTTTATAAGTTTATTAGCAGTTTCAGGGTCGATAAAGTTTTCATAAAAAACTATATCTTTTGTTAATCTATTTTTATTTTCTAGATTCATGTCTAACTCCTAATTCCATTTTCTGGATCCCATGCTTTAATTGACTCATCATCTGGAAAAATTCTGTGATACTTTTTATTAAAATCTGGCTTCACTTCTCCAGTATGCTCTAGAATTTCCCAGAAGAACGGACAAGTATATCGGACTCCGTTTTTAATTTTAGTAACTCCGTGAACATAGTTCATGTCTCCTGGGAAAAAGTATGCGGATCCACGCTTTGGCTTAAATTGTATTCCTTGATTTGGGAAATATAACTCTCCACCCTCGTAGTCATCATTTATATAAAATAAACTTGCTATATCATAATTTGGAAAATCATTCGGTGTCCCAGCGTCTGGGCCAGAATGTAATTCTTTATCTGCGTGTGGCATTTGGAATTGTCCTGGATTCCACTTTACAATTGTTTGTCCTGTAGGCTGAACTTTTACATTAAAAAATTTTTCAATTACTGGTTGTAACTTATTGAATAGGCCTACTATGACTGGAACAATTGCTGGATCATTTTGATTTAAAGATGGAGCACTGGCAACTCTATCCTTCCAATACTCTGCATCATAGATTACAGTTCCATTTTCATTTTTATGACTTTCGGTAACGTCCCAAATAGTTATGCTTCGTGCTGCCTTGTCTAAAAAGTCAACTTCTTCTTGTGTCATAAAATTTTCTAATTCAATTATATTTTCTGGGCCACTCCCAAAAAAACCTGAAGGGGTACTTGATGGCTTTCTAAATACTGTGACTGCATCTTCTGGTTTCATAATAATAATTATATCACAGGGTGCTACCCCTGTATTTTTGACTTTATACCTAAATTATCAAAAAATCGTTCAATATTAAATCTCCAGTTATCCTTGCCAAAAGATGTGCCTATTTTATTACATAAAACTTCAAAATCCTTTTCGGATAACTTATCTTTAACTTCTAACAATGCATTAGTAACATCTATATAGTTTTGTCTTACAAAAGATGGATCTCCAGCCTGATTTCTTTTTAATACCTTTGTATTTACTTTTCCAGATGGTTCATACAGGGATACGGTAAGATGTGATCTTGCAAATCCAGCATCCTGGTACATTTCATATCCTGATACTGCATCAATAATATTGTCATAAGAAATGATAGATCTAACAGGGGACTCACCATCTCTGGATACAGTAATAATATAATGATTTATTTTTTGGGCTTTTTCATTAGCAATATATTCATTTACAATATCTGTGTGGTTTGGTTTTAGTTTATCGCTCATTATAACCCTGATCTATCTACTACATTTAATTTTAAAGTTTTAACCTCATGAGATCCTACAGAGTTACCTTTTTCATCTACCGCTTCACGATACCAGTCTGTCCACTGACCAGAGGAGTTAACTTCTTGTGCTGCATCACCGTATTCCCTATTGGCCTGTTGTCTTTTTTGATCTGGATCATTATAGGCTATAATCTCAACCGTTGTATTGTTAAGGTTAGTTAAAGAAATCGGAATAATTGTTGCAATCGGAGTTCCAGCCTTTATAACAACTTCCTGATTTGCCTTTTTTGCTTTAAGCGCTAAAGGTAGAGGGTTATCATAAAAAGATGTACTTATTAAATTAGACATTGTTTCAAAATCATCGTTAAAGTAATTAACTGGATTAATGGTTAAAATACTTATGTCTGGATCAGTTCTAAAAATTAAAGAAGTGTTAAGACTTATTGATGATTGTCCTCTACCAGCGTACGATCCTTGCGGACTAGTAATTTTAACATGTTGATCTGTTTGATCATTAATTCCATCCCAAAAAAATACTATATCTTCTTTGCAAGAAAGGTTCCACCCAACTACATTTGCTTGTGTAACAGGAAAACATCTATATGCATGTTTTTCAGATGTTAAATCCATCCAGTCTCTTTTAATAGACATTGGCTGAATGTCAAAATTACATCCATGTAGTTTTTCAACTGAAATGTTTAACATTATTCATCTGCCCATTTTGGATCATACATGTCTGGAGTATGATACTTTCTACTATAGTCTAGCATTGTTACAATAGAATACTTAGTGCCAGAGTGTACTGGCATTGCTTGATGTGGATACATAAAGTTTGAAGGGAATACATATAAATCTCCTGCCTTTGGCTTTATGTTTAAATTTTGTAATCTAAAGTATAGTTCTCCACCATCATAATCATCATTTACGTATGCTACAAGAGATACTGTACAGTTATATGAAAATCCATGATCATGATGTTCTTTAAAGTGTTGTCCTGGACCATATTTAATAAAGTTAAATGATTCCCAATATTTTAATGGCATAATATTATAATCTCTACGATAATCATCTACTGCTGGAGCCTGCACATCATAAACATCTTGCCATAATTGTTGAAGCAAAAGTGAGTCTTGACTTTTATCATTTTCGATATCTGTCTTTTTAAATTTGAAATCATAACAATCACGATATTCTGGCATTAACTGTTTATACCCTACATATGCTGGTAGCCAGTGATAAGGCTTTCCTTCTGGAGATAAATCACCCCATGGTGCTGGTGAACCCAAAATGTTTTCTAATCTTTCTATGATGTTTAATTCTGGCTTAATTACATTTCTATAGCAAGTAATTCCAAACCCCAGTGTTTCCTTATCTGTCCAGGTTGACATGATATCTCCTTTTACCTATACTCTCTTCTTGTCCAAACTTTATCTTTATATACCCCGCCATCTGGCTGTCGATAAATATTTGCGTTATCTACTATTTTAGCATATACTGTTGATGAGTCCAAAATGTCAAGTTCATGCTCCCAGTTTTCTCTTTTAAATGGAAGTATCTGTAGGTATGGAGTTCCTGCTGGAATAGTTCCCTCCCAACCATCAATAATGAAAAATGGAAAACTACCCAATAACTCAACCTTGTCTGAGTCTACCACTCCAGTAGTATTCATAAATGGTAGGTCAAACCTATTCATTGGAGTCATAAATAATGCGCTATAACCTTCTGGTAACTTCATGCCCCAATCTGGCATCCAAGCAAAGTGATCTTTGTAATATCCTTGCGGATGTTCAAATTGTGGCATTGGCGGTCTAGATGTACAAAAATCTTTATACATTTGATTTTCTATTTTAAAATCTAAAGAACCTTTACTATTTTTAGTAAATGTAATATCAGTTGGAGTTCTAAATACATAACCAGTCATGAAAGCATCCATGATTGCTGGACAAGCCTTCCATGTTGGGATCATTCCATAATCATCTGTAGTTCCAGATTTTGGAAATGGACAAACCTCTT